TTTACCTGTGTATCTAAAAAAACCATTGTCAGACATCCAATATGCAGCACCATCAACTTCTACGGCTGCATTCTTACCAATTAATCCACAGTTAGTACCAACTTGTTCGTAAGCAAATGTAAAAGGAGTTCCAACAAATCTCATAGTAAATAAAGAAGTATCACTCCAAATATAAATTGTGTTTCTACCAAGTTTAGCTCCCATGATCCGTGATCCGGCGGCCAGTCTTTGTGTACCAGCACTATTTTCAGCTGTTGGTGTATAGTCATTAATATTTTCTTGAGATGAAAATCTTATAAACATATCGTCTTGTGTTGCTTTGTCACCAATTGTTGTTTCAGTACCAAAAAATACTAAGTGACGATCGGGAGTCGAAACTAACATATCTCTAGATGCGGTCGGTGCACCAGATATAATAGTTGCTCTAGTTGCTGTTGCATTAGATGCATCTGCATTCCATTCAAAACATTCACCGTTAAATATTAAAGCAATAAGTGTGCTTCCTAAATTATCTAATGCCCACATACCAGGTTCTGCCACTTTATCCGTGGTTGATGCTGCTTGGCCCCAGGCTGAAAAACTACTATAGTTAGTAACGGTTGCACCATTACTGTGAGAGGCGTTAGTTGTTCCTCTAACATTTCTAGTAATTCCAGTAAAACTTGTAGCTGTAATTCCTGTGTACGATATTTCTTCATTATCTACTTGTATAAAATTTGTTCCTGTACTTGGAAATCCAGTTGTGCTTGCTACATTGATTGTAGTTCCTGATCCACCAGTTCCCGCAGAGTCAGCGTTTAATGCTCCGTTTAAAGTTGTTGTTTGTGGATTTGTAACTGTACCACCCCACTGTGATATACCATAACCAAAGACTCCAACCTGTTCAGCGGGTCCGACATGGTAGTATTGAAAATAAGTCATACCTCCAGAAGTAGTTGCTCCTGCTCCTGTTTCAGTAGCACCAGCATTTATTTCTAAAGTTGTAGTAGTAGGCACAGCAGTGACCATAAATTTTTTTTCTGCAAAAGTAGAAGACGTAAAATTAGAACCTGTAATAGTGCTAAAAGTAGATGCAGCTCCAAATAAAATAATATCTCCTACAGAAAAATTGTGTGCAGAAGGAAAAGTTAAAGTAACAGTTGATTGACTATTGGTTGTACTAAAAAAATTAGTAGTTGCTGTTCCCAATGGATTAACTAAAGGATGTATATCATAGTATACTCCTCCAGAATATACATATAAAATTCTATTTGTACCAATAGCAGCGTACTTAATACCTTCTCTATTAACCATGTGATGCAAGCCCCTGGCTACACCAGTTAATTTACTATCTCCTAATTGAGACCAACCACCTATTTTTTCAGGTGTACCATATCTAAAACGAACGTTTTCACCACCAGTCCACTGTGATTCAGCGCCTGTAGATGTAACTTGTTTGTTAAAACCTGGTAAAAATCCTAATTTTTGTAACATGCTGTCCTGTTATATATCCTTTTAAAGGATCAGATAGTATCAATATTAAATAGATTTTTCAACAAAAGAACACCAACCACTAACTATGTATTTGTTTTCGTTAGGGGCAGCAATTCCAACATGGGAATGAGTCCATGCAGCTGGCCAAATAACAAGTTTTCCAGCTTCTGGTTTTATTTTTAATTTTTGTTGAGGAAAACTAGTTTCACCACCTTTTTTTACAGTGTTACAATAAATCATCCAAACTAATACTCTATAAGGAGTACTAAGTGAGTGCTCACAATGTTCCCGATTAAAACTTTGACCGGGTTTGTATTTTTGATAATTACAAAACACATCTGTTTTCCAAGTAGCTACAGGACCTTTGGCTAAGAAAACATTATATTTTTTATATTCCTCTATTCCAGCAAAAAGATCATAAACCCATTCTTGTTCATAGGGATTAATTTTAAACAAACCATTATAAAAACCTGCAATATTTTTACTTTTTTGTTCTACTAGTTTTGATTGATTTATAATACTAATAATATTATCACAGTATTGTTTTTTTATACCTTTCTTTTTAATTAAAATATGATTTTTATACATTTTTAAACAAAGTTAGCAGCTATAGATATACGTTCACCTTTAGATTTATAAGGAGTTACAAAATGAAATAAATTGTGTGGAAAAATAAAAAAATCTCCTTCTTCAATTTCAGGACTTACCTGATTAATTGCTTTGTCAGATGAAGACCCATATATAAATTGAATTGCACCTGGACCAACTCCAGTTCCTAAAAATTGTTTTTTTTCTTTTTTTAATGCAGCAGGAATTTTAAGATAGATTACACTAGAAAAATTACATGCTGTATGTACGTGCGGAGGATTAACTTCTCCAGGTGCCATGTAATTTACCCATGCTGTATTACATTGTAATTTTTGTTCAGGTTTTTTTCCATAATACTTAGGATAAATCTGTTCATAATAAATAGATAGATATGGACAAATTATTTTGTGAAGTTCTGAAATATTAATTTCATACTCATGTTTAATTACTGCTGCAAGATCTTTTGTCTTATCTAATTTTATATCTTTTTTACACAATTTAATTAATTTTTTAATTTCATCTTTTGTTAATTTAAATTTACACAATAAAGGTCCCCAATAATAAAATTGATAATTTATTTTATGCGTCATAATTTATATTAATTAATATTCTATATTTTTTATTGCTACAAGAAGTGCTTTGATGCAATAAATTTCCTTTAAATTTTAATAACCGGTTTTCTTTACTTTCAATAAAATTATTTTTTTGAATAATAGTACCTCCATTACAATTATTAAGATAAAGAATAGCTGCATCACTTTTGTAATAAGTGTCTTGATGTTCATCAAACTTAATTATTTTACTTGTTGGATAAAATAAATTAACCTTAGCTCTAATTAATTTTTTAACGTTTAATTTTTTTAAAAAAGGTTCAATTAATTTAATATAAGAACTTGTAATTGAGTTGTTATCATAAAAAGTGTGTATAAAATAACTAAAATAAATATTGGGTATATATTTTTGTCCAACTAATTGAGAATAATACCAAGGAAAGTCATTTGAATTAAGTATGACATCCTTAATTTGTTTAAAATTTTTTGTATCTAAAAAATTTTCTTGTATTTTATACATTGACTTTCTTTCTCTCATTGACAAAAATTAATATATAGGATATATACTCAAAGTCAATACAGATATGAAATTAGAAAATCAAAAACGTACTTATCATTATTGGATATGGAAAACATATTTTAATTTAAAACAAGTAAAACAACTAACAAAATTAATTGAAAATAACATACACGCAAACGAACCTTCTTATAAAGCTGCTACAGGCGAAAATGGAAAACAATTAAAATTTTTAAAAACTCGTTACGTTTTTATACATAAATTAGCTAAATTTTTAACACCATTATTAAAAAAAATTTATTATATTAATGATAGAGAATTTCAATGGGACGTGTTTAAAACGTTTGATGATTTTGATCTTTGTAATTATAATGTTTATTCTTTTAAAACTAAAGACAACTATGAATGGCATGTAGATAGCACAGGAGCAGATGTTAATTTTGAAACTAAGTTTACAATTTTAATTAATCTTTCTGATAAAAAATATAATGGTGGCGATTTTTTATACTTTCAACAACAAGAACACAACATTGTAGAATTTAAAAATCCTGGAGCAGTGCTAATGTTTAAATCTTATTTAAATCACAAGGTAACTCCAGTAACTTCTGGTACAAGAAAAACTTTAACTATATTTATAAATGGACCTAGATTTAAATAATAGATATATTTTAGGAATACAAATTGGACATAAGTCTTCTGTAGCTTTGTATAAAAATGAAAATTTAATTTATTATAATCAAGAAGAACGTTTAACTAAAATTAAAAACGATGCAGCTTTACCTATTAAATGTCTTGATCAAGTAAAAAATATAACATCTAGTATAGATATGGTAATGGTAACAAGTTATGATGGAGGACATCATGCAAGTCCTATTAAATATTATTTACTTCGTCTTAATTTAATAAAACACGATCAATTAGTTTTTTATACACACAAAGGCCACCATCTAACCCATGCTACTAAAGCTTATTTTAGTTCTGGTTTTAAAGATGCATTAATCTTTGTAGTAGATGGACGGGGTTCTAATTATAATTTGTCTAACGGTGCAGCTGCTTATGAAACAGTGTCGGTATATAAGACAACAAAAGATTATAAATTAAAAGCTATTTATAAAAAACTTTTTACCAAGGAGCCTAACATAAAAAATTTAAAAGTAAGATATGACATTGATTATCCAGAAGTAGGATCTATTAGAACTCCACATATAGACAAACAAACAAAATTTGAAATTGTTGACACACATACATTAGCTCATATGTATACAAGTGTTGCTAATTTTTTTGACTGGCATAACGAAGAGGGAAAACTTATGGGACTAAGTGCTTATGGAAAACCAAATAATAAAATAAAAAAATTATTAAATACTAAAGATTTTATTAACAACGACTCTATGACAATTAATAGAGACAAGTTTCCAGAAATAACAAATCATTTAGAAACATTAGCTTTTGAAACTCAAAAAAAATTTGAAAATGATTACTTTGATTTAGTAAAAAAATATGTAAATAAAAACCCAAAAATTACAAACATAGTGTGCACTGGTGGGGCTTCTTTAAATGTTGTAAATAATTTAAATCTTTTAGAAAAATTTAAAAAACTAAACATTTATATTGATCCTATGTGTGGTGATGAAGGAAACAGCATAGGAACTTGTCAACAATATTTACATGCTATTAATAAATTTTTTACTCCTATTAAAAATATTTATTTAGGTCCTAACTATTCTATTAAATTTAATTTAAATGTTGATGAAAAAATAAAAAAAGTTAATACAAAAAATATAATTAAATTATTAACTGATAAAAATATTGTTGCAGTATATCAACAGAAAGCAGAAGCCGGACCAAGAGCTTTAGGTAACAGAAGTTTATTAATGGATCCTAGAATTAAAAATGGTAATGATATTATGAATACTATTAAAGGTAGAGAAAAATTTAGACCGCTGGCTTGTTGTATATTAGAAGAAAAAGCTAAAGAGTGGTTTGAAATGAAAACGTTAAAAAAATCTCCGCATATGATGTACGCTGTTAAAGCTAAAAATAAAACTAAAAAATTAATTTCTTCTATAGTTCACAAAGACAATACTTGCAGGGTGCAAACAATATCTAAAAAAGATAACCCATTTATGTATCAACTATTAATTGAATTTTATAAAAAAACTAAAGTGCCTATATTAATGAATACATCTTTTAATTTAAGAAAAAAACCTATTGTTGAAACACCCGACGATGCTTTAGAAACTTTAAGAAACTCTGAGTTTGAATATCTTTTTTTTCCAGATACAAAAGATTTAATATATATAAAAAATTTTAATCCGTATTAAAAATAGATTTATATTTATTGTTAATATCAGTAGGAGGCATTCCTAATGATTCTCTTCCATCAAATTTTAATTCTGAACTAATGTAATGTAAAAATACTTGTGCACATTTTTCACCAATAAATTTGTTTCGCCAATGTTTTAAAATATTTCCTCTATATATTAACATATCTCCAGCTTTTAAAATTATTTTTTTGTTTTCTAAATATATTGGCCATGTGTCCCCACCTAAATTTAAAGTTATAGAAAATTCACATTCTTGTCTGTCTGTATGTTTTTTTAATTTGTCATTTTTTTTATAAAATCTAAAATAACTATAACTTTCATTTAATTTTTTATTAGTTTTTTTTTCTACAATAGGTTTAAGTTTTTTTAATAAAATTTCAAAAGCTATGTCTGAATAATGACAATATGTATTAGGAACTTGTGGATCATTCCAGTGTCCTAAAAT